AGGCCAGCGGGCTCGGGTGCCGTGATCTGCGCTTCAGCTTGCGCCTTGACCTTCATGAACACAGGGTACGCAGCGTCCAGCGGCAGCTTGCCCAAACCGGCGAGCAGCACGTTCATGTCGTTGACAGACAGATCGGAGAGAGTGATCTTGGGTTCGTTCATTTGTCTTCTGCCTTTCGGGCTTTTTCCTCCAGGGGGTTGTTTCGATAGCCGTGGCGGAGGGTGAACCACAGATACCGTGCGTAGAACCCGATCACACCGTGCTCTTCAATCTGCCGTGCGTGTTCGCGTTCATGCTTGATGAGCCGTTCGTCTTGCAAGCGCTCGGGCAAGATGTAGATGCCCCACGGGAGCGTTACTCCCGCGAAGCCCGTGCGGCGCAGGGTCCAGCCAATCAGGCCGTTTGCGGGGCGGATGACCATGGCAGCGGCAATTGCACGACGGGCGGGTTGATCTGATTTGCGATCAGCGACTGCACCGCAGCCTCAGTTGCGTCCTTGTTCACGCCGTTGTCCCAGCACCAGCCCAGCACCATGTCTTGCGTCAGGTCTGGATAGGGCGTGAAGGAGCCCTCGGGCGCGGGGAATGAACAGGTGCCGTACACCGTAGAGGCGTAGTCGCCGTCAGCGCCGTTGCAGCGCCAGCCAGCAGTGACAACTACGTCGGTGTTGTCGCCCTCATTGGGCTTGCACTGCATCCATTCGATGATCCAAGTGAAGGTTGTCATGGTTGTCCTTTCAGGGTTGCAAGTTCCGCCTTGACGAAATCAAGTTCGGCTTTGAGTTCCTGCACACACTTCATCAGCGCGTATTGCAGGTCGGTCTGGTAGATGCTCAGGCGCATCTTGGGCTCTTCTGCCGTGCCCCAGTTCGACTCCATGACCAACTCAGGCGCGACCGCTTGAACGTCCTGCGCCACCACACCCAGCGTCAAGCCGGGGTCATCTTCCGATTGGTCGATGTAGTTGAACGTCTGAACTGGGATGGCGCAGATGGTGTCGAGGTAGGACTTAGCAGGCGCGAAGTTGGTCTTCTCGCGGCGGTCGGAAAGGTTGACGTCGTTACCGCTGTAGTTGGCAAGGCCACCGTTGGAGCGTGCATCAAATCGTACTCCTCCTGTGTCATCACAACTCAAAAAAGAATTTCCAGTTCCGTTTGGAGCAGCTCCTGTGTATGCGACGCGAATACCGTACGCATTTGCTCCTGTTCCGGTAGCGTTGGCAACAACCGCAGTCCAATCACCACCTGCGCCGGTATTCCGAAGTTCGTGGTAAGAACCGGTGCTGCCAACATACGACCCATCATTACTCGCTTTAAGGAACCCCCCGCTCGTGATGCGGGCGCGTTCTGTGGCTCCCGTGTACATTACCATTGCATCAGAAGCGGAACCAATGCTGACGTTGTTGTTTAACAAGCCTGCATTGCTAAATGAGATTCTGCTGTTATTTCCAGTGCTGGAAAAATAATTACCGATAATTCCATCAGTGGCAAAAGCAACAACAAGAGCAACACTAGGGTTTGTAACACCAATACCCACGTTGCCACTTGAATTCAGCACCATCGCCGACGCAGGCGCTGAACCCGACACTTGGAAAGCATCCGTGCTTCCAGCAGTGCCTGCTCCCTTGACTCGGAATGTGCCGTCGGAAGAGACAGTCATTACCTGCACAAAGGCATTTGCGCCCGTGATCGCGTTGCCTGCGGTGCCGGAGGGGGCGGTGTACCAAATGTGCGTACCCGAATTTTGCTGATAAAAAGAAGCCGCAGCACTAGTTTTGTAAATTGAATTACTGCCGTTGAAAAAGAAATTAGCACCAACTTGCATATTGGCAGTGGCGCTACCTACAAAACCCTGGCCTTTTAGTTCAAGTACACCGCCATACCCACTCCAAGCACTCGGCGTCACCCCCAAGCCGAGGTTGCCGGAGGAGTCGAGGCGCATGCGTTCGGTGTTGTTAGAAAAGAAAATTACGGCGTTATTTAGCGTATTACCGATTAGCAAATTATTTCCCGATGATGGGCTTACACCATCGGAGTAATACATGACATATCGACCTGTGCCGCCAGTATCTTTAATCTGATATGCCTGAGTGCTATTTGGAATCGCAATGCTTCCGTTTACATCAAGTTTTGCAGCAGGCGAACTTGTCCCAATCCCGAGGTTGCCGGAGGAGTCAACTACTACAAAGTCCACAGAGTTGCGACGAATACTAAATTTATCGGCTGCGGTATCTAGTTGCTGGTCCCAGTTATTCGGACCCTTGAAGCGCACGTTAAAGGTGTTTGTACCGTCGCCATAGCGGACAATGTTTCCACTGCCAAACACATCCAACTTCGCTCCCGGCGAACTCGTCCCAATCCCCACGTTGCCCGCTACCGCCAGCCCGTTGGTGCCAATGCCTGCGTATGAGGAATATCCGATCAGTTGGCTTTGCTTGACCTCTAGACCGTCAACGGAGACTACTGCAACGTCTGATTCGTTATATTGCAGTTTTACTTTTGCACCGGCTACATTTCCCGCCGTTATAACAGCATTACCGCCATTGCTGAATGTACTGTTTTCGTTTCCTGCAACTGCAAAATAGCCGCCCCTAGCCGTTGTTGCAAGACTGCCGGGGGTGATAATTACGTATCCATCATCTGTACCATCCACAGTATTGGTGAATATTGTCCTAGCGGCTCCAATGGAGTTAAGCTGTAACTTTCCTGCCCCCACGCCGAGGCTCGTCCCATCAAACGTCAGCGCACTCCCCGTGGTCAGCACCTTGCTGCCGTTGAGGTAAGCCACGCCGTTGGCGGTGCCTGCGTTGATGATCGGGTTGTTTACCAGCGATAGACCTGTAGAGGTCAGGCGCATGCCTTCGGCCCCCGCCACATAAAAAAACTGAGCCCCCGCGCCCATGTAAATGGACTCTGCTGCCGTAAGGGATGCGCCATTGAAGATGCCGCTGTATGTGCTATCAGAATAGGTTCGTAGCTTCGTTGTTCCGGCCCCAAAAACTCCAACACCGCTAACCGCAAAGTTCGTCCCATCAAACGTCAGCGCACTCCCCGTAGCCAGCGCACTTGTGCTGGAGGCATACACCACCCCACCGGAGGTAAACGAAGTCAGCCCTGTGCCGCCGTTCGTCGTTGCAAGCGTGCCCGTAACGCCCGTCGAGAGAGGCAACCCCGTGGCGTTGGTCAGCGTGACCGAGGTGGGAGTGCCAAGGATAGGCGTCACCAGCGTGGGGGAGGTGGACATCACCACATTGCCCGTGCCCGTGATGGCGTTGGACACCAAGTTCTTTGAGGCGTCAGTAAACACCGCCTGCGAGGCCGTCAGGGCCGACAACACAGGTGCTGCCGAGAATGAAGCCACGCCTGTGGAGTCAGCCAGCGTAATTGACGCAGTGCCGTCCTTGGCTTTGACGTTGCTTACCTCGATGTTGGTGGTGTCAACAGTGGTAGCATTGACGGTGGTGATGTTACCTGTCGTAGCCCCAACAGTGGTGAACGTAGCAGCACCAGCGCTAGCACCGCCAATAGTGACACCATCAATAGTGCCTGCATTGATGTCAGCAGTGTCGGCAACAAGGCTGTCAATGTTGGCTGTGCCGTCAATGTACAAGTCTTTGTACTCCAACGCAGCGCTACCCAAGTCAACAGTGTTATCCGTCTTAGGCGTCAACGCTGTCGCACTAGCTACAACATCCTGCGTAGGCCCAATCTTCGTAATGGCAGCACCTTCAGCAGCAGTGCCGTCATGAGTATGCCCTGTCGTTGCATTAAATGCTGCTTCAATAGCGTTATATTCGTTGTCAAAGTCTGAAGCATTGATGACGTTTCCGTCAGCAATGTTGTTTGTTGTGTCTTGCCTAATGTAGCCAGCCATGTACTTTTCCTTTAGCGCCTATCGTGAGATGCGTATTCAATTGTAACAGCGTCAAAGCTGTATGGAGGATCATTGCTATTGCTCTCAAACTGCAACGAAACTGAGAAACCACTCCCAACTATTTGAGAATCAAACACTCTCAATAGCTTCTCACCAAAAACAACGGCGCCATAATTAGCCAACGCATTTCCAAAAATACCAACATTACTGGTAGCGTTAGAAAGCGTAATAGCGTCCGGTTGTACACTACCTTTGTCATCGAAGTCAAGCTTCATGCTCAAGGTAATGGTTACACTTCCTTGAGGGTCTAAGTATGTGTAAAGCTTATACAAAGTCTTTCTAATTCGCGGATCGCTGATGGGCAAATAAGGAGTGTAGAAAGAAGCTTTGATGTTGACTCCATCAAAAGTGTTTCCTTCTTCAAGCTTATAAACATATCCATCATTATTAGCAAAAATGATTAGTTCTTCGCGTTCATGATAGTCGCTGTCTGCTGTATAAGCTTTAATTCCTCTAAGTTCTGCCCATTCCACTCTATCAGAAAACTGTGTTCCCAATATTCCCTTAGCACTATCGGAAGTGATATTAGCGGAATATCCAAACAATCGATATTGACTTTTAGATTTGATAGTGAGAGAAGAAAAGGAGGTGCTGCTTCTAATAAGCTGTGTTAGTTCTGTCTGTATCCGATTAGATACAGAAGCCAAACCGAAGTCGCCAATACGATCTGTGGCAGACAACAATCGCAAGCCATCAGGTCCCAAGAACATAACATCCCCACCAACTTCTTTGATGGTGTCAGGAGATACACATCCAATCTTTTCTGTAATTGGCTGCAGTTGATAGTCTGCAATGGTGGACCCAGTGATACGCTTAATAGCCTGTTCGCAGAAAATAATGAGTTGTTCTCTAAAGACAACGAGTCCTGTTATGTTTCCACCAACATTAATTACACCACCACCACTAGCAGCGCTAAAGTCTGTATCGGAAAACGGAGAAGAAAAGTAAACAGCATCTCCCTTAGCAAAGAACAAACTATTCTTAAACCAAGCTACATATTCAGCACCTTCAATATCAGGCACTGTTGTGAGCTTCTTAAAGGTAGTGTTATCGTAAACAAAAGGAAAGCTAACACCATTAACACCAACAATTTTCTCCGTAGAACCAATGCGATAGCGTTCAAATCTAGCTTTGGTGCCTGTAGTGAATTTAGTGCTTCTAAAGGTGATGACAGCATTATCAGCAGGGCTACTATTAAGCGTAGGCGATATTGCCAACGTAGCGCCACCAGCAGTGACAGTTGGCAATGCAGTGATGATGTATGTTAGATTGACACCAGCAATGGTGAATGTATCCCCAATTTGCGGCACTGATGTCAAACCATCGACAGCCAGCGACGAGCCTGTTTGAGAACCACCATTTACTAATACAGTGCCATGTGAAGGAACATTTATTCGTGTATATCCGCTACCAGTGCTTTTATAAACATCGCTGCTTCTTACAGCAACGACAGAGCCATCCCATGCTGCAACGCCTGTAATGAGACTATTGTTATTACTGAACGTAACAGCAGCGCCGTCAGCAGGACTAGACACCAAAGATGATGTCAGAGTGAGCGTCAACGACTGCAACGTGCTGTTATAGCTAACACCACCAGAAGCAATGGTGTAGGTGTTGGCACCAATGGTAATGGTGCTGCCTACAACAGGTGGTGCTGTAACACCAGCAAGCAACAGCGTTGTTCCTGTTTGCCCGCCTCCTTGAACAACAGCATTTCCGTAATAAGGAACTACTGCTGTATCAAACTTCTGACATCCTAAAATACGCCTATACCCACCGTCAACAGATGGTTCATAGTTACGCAAAACACGGGCACTGCCGGGTTCTTGAATGCCCTGTTGAAGCGGCGATAGGCTTGTTACCAAGCCGCCACGAAACTCAACAGGGTATGTTTGCCACCTATCCATTTATGATATTCTCGATCCGGTAACAATCATACTGCCTTGCGGGATATATGTTGAAGTGATGTACTCATACCTATTAATAAGGATGGTGCGCATTCTCTTCAATCCTTCTTCAAACTTGCCTTTAGCAATATTGGCAGCTTGTTCATTGCTTCTGAACATATAAGCATAATATTTGGCACCATCAAGAATGACATGCTTATATCGCTCAGGAATAAAAGGAACATCTGTAGGGTTTACAAGGTCTACAGGAATACGGTAGTATTCATAGACAAGCTCGTAGTCTTCATTAGGAGGAGGCACAACAATATATTCTTCACTAGGAGCATGGCATACCTTTCTAGGTACATCAAGTCGGCTAGTATCTGTTGAATATTCAAGGTCTACATAGTGCTTCAGATAGTCGTCATACGTAATCACTTCCAGACGCACAGTATTGTTGCCAAACGTAGCGTCTTCTTTGATTCGAAAGCTATCAAAATCAATCTTGGCAGAATCTGCTGGGAAGGCATAGCGACTAACACCATCGGACAATACGTCTGTCTGCTCTACGTGATTGAAAGGCCAATCTTGACCAGTTTGATTGATGTCACGAAGAGCATTGTTGACAGCGTCCCTAGCATGAGCATAGAAGCCTTTAGAGGTGAGGAAATTAACAGAAGTAAGCTCCACCTCATTCAAAGAACGAAGCAGGGCATTGGTGATTTCGAGATAGTTGTATGCCATTATTGTTCCTTGATACGAAGCTTCACTGTACGCTCCGCAATGGAACCAGTGCTGTCTGTAATGCGGCAATAGATTTTGTATTCAATGTTATTAGTGCCGAGTCCCAAATTGATGGTAGCAACAGTGTTTGTGTTGGTGGCTGTGACATTTTGTAGCCCATTCACTACACTACCATTAGTAAAGGCTGTCTTGACACCAGAATCATTATCAACAAACCATGACACACTAGAGATAGTGGCAGCGCCAAGCCAGCGTGACCAATCAACGCTGTAGTCCAACACTTCGTCTTTGTCTTTGTTAGGCCATCTAAACGACATATTATGTTCCTATATCTACTGTACGTTCTTTGCTTGTTGTACCACGGCTTATATACACTTGTCTAATGTCTCTATCTATCACAACTGTTCGCGCTGTCGATTTTGGTTCAACATACAGCGTTCTTGGTTGAGCTTCAACATAAACATACCTAGCAATTGCAGGTGTCTTCGCTTCAACGTAAACAATTCTGTTTTTATCAAACGCATTAGCATCATACGAGAACACGGTTGTTGTTACAACAACGTTCCCATTGAAAGACGTTACGCTATTTCCTGTAACTGCAAATCTACAATCAAGAGAAAATGTCGGTGTTCCAACGGCTGCTGTTGCAGAAACACCGGATAGAACAACAAGTTCGTCTAGTCTAACATTCGCTTGATAGAATGTCTGAACATTATCAAATCGTTCAGCAAGTAGTGTTACTGTTCCACGAAGAACATCTGGTGCATAAAACGTCTGCGTGTTGCTGACGAATGGCGGCTCCAGTGTAATGACAGATAGAGCCGTAGCTGCATAAAACGTCTGATTGTTGGTGACAATCGACGGGGTGAGCGATACTGTTCCCGCTGCAACTGTGGCACTATAAAACGTCTGCGTATTGCTGACGAGTGATGGCTGTAACGCATTGAAAAATACAACTGTAGCTGCGTAAAATGTCTGAGCGTTATCGAAACGCGCCGTTTGAACAACATTACTAACAGTCTCGACAACAGGGCTATGGAAAGTCTGAATGTTATCAAAACGTGCCGCTTGAACAACATTGCTAACAGTCGTGACAACAGGGCTGTAGAAAGTCTCAATGTTATCAAAACGCGCTGTCTGAACAAGATTTCTATCAATTGTGACAACAGCGCTGTAGAAAGTCTGAGCGTTGTCAAATCTTGTTGCTTGAACAACATCGCTGACAGACGAGACAACAGCGCTGTAGAAAGTTTGAGCGTTGTCGAAACGTGCCGTTTGAACAACATTGCTAACAGGCGAGACAACAGCGCTATAGAAAGTTTGAGCGTTGTCGAATCTTGTTACTTGAACAAGACTGCTATCAATTGCAACAACAGGGCTATAGAACGCTTGAACGTTGTCAAAACGAGCCGTCTGAACAACATCGCTGACAGACGAGACAACAGCGCTATAGAACGCTTGAGCGTTGTCAAATCGCGCTGCCTGAGTGAGTGTTTGCGCGGAAGGCCCTGCCCCGGCGCTTTGGAGCAGGGTAAGCAGCATGCTTTATGCCAGAGTTTTTAGCTGATCCAGCGTCAGTTGCGTCTGCGAAATCTGCGCGTCAAGTGTTACCACCTGATTCAAATCCCCAATAGAAGCGGCTGACGCACGCGCAGAGTTCAGTGCCGCCAGCTTATAACTGACAAGCTGGATCAGTTCGGAAATGCTCATACCAGCACCACACATTCTTGTGCGACTGTGGAGAGATGCGACTGCAAGAACACCGTGTCATAAGTGTCTGTGCCGTCAATGGCACAGTAAGCAGCCATTCGATTCCCCACCACTGCAGTGCCTGTCTGCAAGAAGTCTGTCGGAGTGAACGCAGACAGCACGCGATTTTCTACGTCAAACCGATACATCTGGCTGATCTGCGAGGCTGTATACAGGTTCATGTAGAACATGCGCCCTTCGTTGTCAAACGGGCTGTAGCACCCACCCGACCCCGTGGTTGGAAGCGCACCGGGGGAGCCGTCATAAACAATCGCACCCGTCCATGTGCCCGTGATCGCTCCTGCAATGTCCAGCACATCCAGCGTTGCTGCACCGCCTCGGAAGAAGTAACAGAACGAATTCCGTCCGTACCTGTTTTGATCCGGTTCAATTCCCCATGAGGGTGCCCACATCCCGCCAGCCGCATTCGCAGCAGGAGCCGCACCAAAGTACGCTGTGCTCCAAGCGTTGGCAACAATGTTGTTGGTGCCGTTGTTGATGGTCGCGTCGGTGTAGTTGTACGTGTACACCGTGGTTGTGGCGGAAGAGCGCAGCAGAATCAGATTAGGAAGTTCGATAACGAACTTTGCCGTTGCCGAAGGCGTCACCGTCCAGTTGGTGCCCAGCGTATAAACAGGGCTTGCTCCTGCAGTGTGGCTGGCGATGATCCGCCGCTGACCCACCGCCGTTACGTTGGTCGTGTCTTCAACAATCCGGATTTGGAAATTGCGGTATTCGTTTGCCAGCACCACCGCATCGCCTAGCGTAGCCTGACCCGTCAGCGTGCCTGCTGCCGTGGCCGTAGCAGTCAGAGCATACCGTGCTACAACTCCGGTGTCGTAGTTGAATGCCCCCTTGATCATTCCGTCGCCGGGGGAGTTGTTGTACGGTACGTACTGCTCATCTAGCACCATCAGGCTTGAGTCCGTACCGATGGTTGCCGGGAGGTTGGTTTGCGTCATTGACGCGAGCGTATTCGTTGCAACTTCAAACGAACGCCATGAAGTTGCCGCCAGCGTACCTGCTGACAGCATTGCCACTCGGCCCGCAACAATTTCGTAGCGCGAGCCAGTGGTGGGCGTAAAGCCGAAAGCTGACAAGACCGTGATCGTTGGCGTAGTGCCCCCGGTATTGCCAGTGATATACCGTTCAACAGTTTTGCCTGACCCGCCTGCCGCGTTGTCAATAATGCGCAGCTTGTAGCCATACTCACCCGAGCCGCCTCGGTTAGCAAGCATGTTCACACCCACAGCAGTAGGCAGGGCGGTTGTGAGCACTACAGAAGTCGTTGTCGACCCCGCAGCAATCGTGCCCACAAGACCAAACGACGGAACAAACGCCGAGGCTGCTCCAGCACCGAACGTGCCGCCAAGACCGGGGTTCACTGCAAACGCAGACCCCTTCGTGATGATGTTGTAGCGATTGAGAATTGCCGCTGATACCAACTGGTACACAAACGGGTTACGAGAGATGTCATTGCGCAGATCGCTACACACGTTGACCGCAGCAGCATGGGCAGTTGGCATGGGCGGAATTTGCCGCCACACCTGCGTGTCAATGACCTTCTTGAATGTGTTTGCCATATGTATATCTCAGGTGATGCGGCTACGAACGCATTGCGCCCATGCCGTGCGGTTGGTGTCGAGCACAGTCATACGGGCGTTGTAGGTGTCAATGTTGTTTAGCGATGTGACGTTGGCTACCGTGGTTACCGTGGTTACCGTGGTTACCGTGCCCGACTCAACAAGCACCGTACCCCGCTGACGCTGCAAACTCTTGTCATAGCCCAGCGGTGCCATCAGCATCTGCAAGATGCGCGTCAGCAGACTTTCAGAGTGCTTGTCAGCTACGGGCAGGGGAGCATCATCAGATACATCAACTGCAACGCCATCCACTCCCGCCACCGGCTTAACCCGCTGATACAGGACACCACCAATATCATCAGCGGCAACAGTTGCGCCTGATCCGGGGGTATATCCTACATTGTCAGCCATGTTCTATTCCTTACAGCGCGAAGATGCCGCTAGCGTTCCAAGTAACAGAAATGTTACCACCGTTAGGCGTTACCGGCAAACCAGTGACACCTGTGTCAATAAATGCCACCAACCTAGACGTACCAGCCGTACCAGTGTCAATGTACAGCACCAAAGCTTCAACGCTATTGCCTGTGACAGCAGTATAGGTGACATCACCACCATCGAACACACCATCGGTATATGACTTCGTAGCACCAATCGTCTGCGCTGTACCGACAACACCAGTAAGCGAAGTGAGGAATTCGTGTGCAGAGCTATATGTGTAGGTGCCAGTGTCAACAAGCGCTGCCTTCACTGTGCCAGTAAGCGCAGAATTGCTGCTGTTCTGCAGCAACGCTTCTTTCCATTTTGGATAGAGTGAATTAGCCATATTTACTACCTTTGTTAATTAATTCTGATGATGGCATTGGCACCATCAGCTACAGGCATCTGCACAACAAACGAGCCATTAGTGGACGTCCTGTCTGAGCCAAAATCAATAACAGCAATGGATTTATTGCTCTTGCTGCTGTTATAGAGTATAGCACCTCTAGCAGTGATGGTTGCATCACTCCACGTTGTATCACTAAAATCTACAATGGCAACACTGCCATCCAAAGAAATAGTAGCGCCTGTCAATGTATTGCCACCGGCAACATATCCTACTCCTACCACTTCATTACTGGTAGTGTATGCCGTAGCGCTAGCACCCAACGTAGCAGCGCTTGTGTAAAGCGCCATCTTGATTACATCAGTGTCTAGATCGTGAACACCGCCCAACAATTCTTGCTTAAAGCTGTTACAAACCGCTGATGTAATTGCCATGATGTTCCTAAAACAAAAAAAAACAGAGACAGCAGCATAGCCACCGTCTCTGTTGTTAACACACAGCTTAAGCCAGAGTGTCGCGGTCAACAGTACCGGGAGCAGCCCAATCCTTATTGACATCAACAACAATAGCGAACACGCGACCAGCGATAACACCGGGAGAACCAGAGATGGTAGTCACAACGTCGATGGTGTCGTTAGCAGCGACCACACCAGCCGTGGTACCAATCTTGATAGAGTTGGCAGCGGTGTTGTCGAAGTTGAGGTCGTTGGCGAATACGGTGGTGCCATCGGTGATGTCCATCGTATACGTGGTGATATCAGGCACCACAGTATAGTTTTGGAAACCGACAGCCAACACCAGAGTGCCAGCGCCCACAGCGATGCCTACGGCGGTACCAGAAGTGGCGGCAAGCGACACATCCTTTTCCACAACATAGGCGCGATTACGAAGAGATTGAACAGCAGCCATTATATTTCCTTTCAAAAGGAGAGGGCCGAAGCCCTCCCTTCAACATCATGCGACGTTGTACTTGGCCCTTACGATGCCCTCGGCCCGAAGGATTTTCCTTCCGTAGACATGCATACCGCGAACGATGTCAGCAAAGCTGTCAGGATCGCGATAGGTTTCGGTCTTGGTGATGGTCTCAGCAGTAGCCACAGCCGACTCATGACCGGCAACGATGATGCCGTAGTTGTCGTTCTGGTTAGCCGTACCAGCAGTGCCGGGACCGGTGCCGATAGCAGGCAGGTTGTTCGACACATACACCTTGAAGCCGTGCAGGTTGCTCAGCACAAGACCGTTCTGCAGACCAGAGCCACCGAAGTCGCTGTTGAGCAGACGGCTGTCTTCGTCCTTCAGCATTTCCACGAAGATCGGGTCAACCACAAGGAAGCGACCATTGGAGTCAACGTTCTGTTGATCCAGCAGACGAGACATGCGAGAGATGATCATCAGCGGCGACACGCGATCAGTCGGCAGAGAAGTCGTACCCGGCAGACGCGGAGTCACAGGGATGGAATGCTCACCAGCAGACGCCGTCGTGATGCTAGCGAAAGAACCCTTCTTCAGCTTCATCGTAGCCAGCAACTCATCGCTGTCAGCCGTAGCAACAGCAGCCGTGCCAGAAGCGGTGGTACGAGCCACAGTGGCGTTAGCATTCAGAGCAGCCTGTTGGAAGCCCGTCATGTAGCCCAGAACGTCTTGGTCGTAGTTGTCCTTCAGACGATAGGCAGCACGATCAGACGCCAGAGACATCCAATTGATGTGCGACTGCGAAGACTCAATGTCATCCACCTTGAACGCGAAGTAAGCCGACTTATCGACCACCAGCGTGAAGTCGCTGTCGTCGAGGTCTTGCGCCGTCACTTGAGTGCCACGCGCATAGTTCTTGACAGAGATTTCAGGTTCCTTGATGATCTTCACCGAATCTCCCACATTGGCAATTTCGCCAAAGTAGTCGTTGTTCGTGATAGCTTCAGCAACGGAAGACTTACGGAAAGCAAGCTGAACTTGCTTGGAATAGATAACCGGCGACCAGTTACCATTAGGAAGATTGCCCCAACCCGGAGCAGCAGCAAATGCCATGATGATTTCTCCTATATTAGCATTTAATACTGTCTTAGGATTTTATCGGGCCTTGCGAGAAATAGGTGGTTATACTTAACTGATCTAGTTTCAATTAACTACAACGGCTATCTGCTTGGGTTGTCGATACAACTCTTGACAGAAACAAAAAAGACGTTGCCATTTCTGACAACGTCCCCGTTGAAACACGTTTTTAACGCAGTGTCAAGTGTTAACGCGCATTTCCTGAAATATCGTATACAAATTTACCAGAACGCATTGCTTTTACAATGTTTTCTTGATTTGCTTCGTATTCAGTGATGGACATCTTCTGCACTTGGCTTTCATAGAAAACGCCTTCTTGATCTGCCGTTGCATTCGGAGTAGATCGGCCACGGGTGTTAACAGCCTGTGCAGCAGACTTATCCTCTGACGCCTTACGCTTGCTGATGTTTCGATCTGCCTTGTAAAGATCGATGACACGTGCCGCAGAGCGGAAGTCATCATCGTTCTCATACAACGCATCCTGTACCCATTTTGGTTGCTCTTCTGCCCAATTGTGGAAGTCTTCGTTGTCTTCAATCTTATCGAAGTCGGGATGCAGCTTCAGCAATTCGACACGTGCTTTTTCGCGTGACGTTTCTCGCTCACTCTCATCAACCTTACGCATACGCTCTTCAAGAGACTTCTGCGTTTCCTTTGCCTTCTTCAGCGCAATGCTTTCAACAATGCGATAGACATCAGGATATTGCTTTGCCCACATATCAATGTCTTCATCACGCGCAGGCAGCTTCATCTGCTTCTCTGTAGTCTTTTGAACAAGTGCTTTCAGTTCATCGACTTCTTTTCGAAGATCGTCTTCAACCTTTTGCGAATGCCGACGAAGATCGCCGTAACGCTTCTTGAAAGTTTTCTCTTCTGCCGACAAATTTTCGTCAGAAGTTTCTTCCTTAGCTTCTTTATCATTGACGTTGGATTTGAGGTTTTCAAGTTCTTCCTCGTCTTTCTTGATGCGATCTTCTAGTGCATTGCGGCGCAGAGAAAACGGAGCCACCTTAGTTTGTACAGGTACTGCAATTGCATTTGACATGTGTTAAGAATTCCTTTAATGATTATTTAGAAATAATTTGGTGAGTAACAATATGTAGATTGGTTTTAGTTGAGTTGAAACGTTTCCGGCTTAAATCCACCGCCACCGCCACCGCCATAGCCTCCGTCGTAGCCGCCATAGCTACCACCGCCGATGCCATAGCCTCCGTCGTAGCCGCCACCAAAATTATCCCAACCCCAGAAGTCTACACCAGCCGAGTCAAAGTTGTCAAATGCTGGAGCTTCATATGGCATGCTGAAGTCACCAGTGCTGTCAAATGCTGGAGCTTCATATGGCATGCTAAAGCCTGTATCGACAACACTTGTTTGTGTTTCTGCTTGACGATTGAAGACGGTGTTTACAATGTCTTCTCTGGTTACATTGGCTAGACCAAATTGATCACTAAATTTTTCTTGAATAGCATCGACCGCAGCATTCTTTGCGTTGTTGATGGCATTATTTTGATCAGCACCACTAATGATAGCATCTGCAGCACGTTGTGCAAATGTGCCAATCTGCTCGTCAGAAAGCCCAGTGCCTTTTAACGCATCTGCTACAGCAGCACTTGCTTGGGCGGCAATGCTGCCTGTACCAATGGCACCAGCAGACGCTGCAGGCTTAGAAGAGGTGTTGTCTGTAAGCTGATCAATCTGTGAAGCTGCACCGGCTCTACCTTCTGTAGTGGATGTATCAATTCCACCAGCGTCGCCCACAATTTCTTGATTAACTTTACCAATCCATTCATTGTATTTATCAGCACCAAATTTATTGATAGCAAGGCGCATGGGCAAGGTTACAATACCGGGAATACCCATTGCGGAAGCAACAGAGCTAGCAATGGTGGTTGCAAGTCTTACATCGGAACTAGTGATGCCAGAGTGTAGGTCTTGTAGTGTTACTTCACCAGCAGGCCCGCTACCACCGGGATTGTAAATCATATCATTACGACCAAAGTCTGCAATGTTGCTACCCGTATAAACACCACTGATACCAGAGCTTGCTCCAGCATTCTGTGAGTCTGAAATTTGTTGTTGTTGTGTCGCTGTTGACCCTGTTGTTGCTGATGTATTGTTTGTTACACCGCCACCACCTGCGCCGCCTCCTCCTCCAGCGCCACCACCAGCTTCGCCGAGAGGGTCACTAGGAGTTATTCTTTTTGTAGGTCTGCTACTCTGCTGTATAGCACCATTAGGCATAGGCTTCATAGGCTTGCCGTTGATGAACGGCATGTAGAAGTCTTTACCTTCGTTGTCTTTGAAAAAACGAATGTCTAGCGCAGGATTCTTTGGTGCTTTCTCAATGTCGTAATAACTAGCGTTGACAAAGCCGCCAATATTGAATGCCATCTCCGTCTGACGACCAATTTCATTTTGATCGACTTCCTTCATGATGCCATCGATTTCGTTTTCGAAGTCGTCGTCTTCTTCAAACGAGTCATCAGAGGCTTCACCAACGGCTTCAGCATTTCCCATTTGACCAATGTCATTCATACGAGCAAGACCACGCTTAGCGTCGTCTCGCAGCTTCATCAGTCGCTCAAGACCAATAAAACGAACAACATCAGCAGGGATGACAAACTCACCCGGTGACAACTTAGCGTCAACGTCATCCCTCACTTCTTCAGCAAGAGAACCAGTAGGCACATCATTGCCGCTGACAGGATCAACAGACTTTCCATCGTCCATCATCCCGCCTTCAGCGAACAACTTCTTTTTGTTTGTAGTGATGGCTCCAACGCCAACTTTACTACTGCGCTTTTTCCCGAAGCCCATTGATTTCGTCCTTCAGTTTTGTGAGCGACTTAAGCGCCATAATGGCACCTTGTGCTCGGTATAGCTCTGTCACTTCTGATGCTTGCTCAAGCTTTCGCTGATGATTGTCCATATGAGCATTTAGCATTTCCATGAACGCTTCCCATTGGTGATATTGCGTCAGAGTGCCAAGTTTGGCAAGATATTGTTTCTCTATCATTGCATCGGAGGCTGTTGAGGAGCAGCGCTAAAGCCTTGTTCACCCGGTGTAGGAGCAGTGCCAACACCAATGTTGCCACCACCACCACCGCTCGTATCAGACACTGGCATTGGTTGTTCTCCCGGCGCAGGAGGGGCACCACCGGGCGCTGCAGGCGCTGCAGGAGGCTGCATCTTCTGCAACAGCAGGGCCTGCTTAGCTGCCTCTTCCATATCGTTAGATACAAGCTCTGGATCAAGGTCCATCGACTTAGCAATTTCCCTGACAATGTAGGGCAGCTTAGCAAAAGGAGCCAGCACAGGATTTTGTACAACCTGCAAGAATTGAAGCAGACGTTGACTACGAACTTCGTTAGCCATCAACGATTCAGTGCCGCGTGCGTTAACTTCAAGATCACCAACAATCTCAGGATCAGGATCAAACTGCATGTTGAAGCTAAAGAAAGCTTCACCAATAGGACGAAGCAAATAGTCGTCCATATTCTTGATAACAGTTTTGATATTGACAGAGGCAGCATTCATCAGCATAGAAATACCAGATGATGTGCGACCAACACCGCTTACGCCTGTTTGTCCGTGAGCAAACGAAGGCATGCCGGTAGACTCATCAGCAAGCACTCGCGCCTTATCAAATAGCTGAAGATTGGTTTGAGCTACGTTAGGAAACGATGTTCCAAACAAGGCTTGACCGGGTGCGCCGCCTTGACGACGAAACACCTTACCGGGGTACACTGTCAAGTCTTGACCGGGCACTAGATTGGTTTCGTCAATCTCAAATACGAGATTTCCAGAAAGCACAGCGTTGTCTACAGCAAGCCGCATAAACCCATTCATCAGAGTTTGTGTGTCGTCCATGTTCTCAGAGACGCCAACACCAAACATTGAGTACGGATTTAGCTCATATGGCACCACGTAGTAGGGAATACGAGCAGGCTTAAAAGGATTGAGGACAAGACGTATGATTTTGCCACCACTAAACCAGATGTTTGCCTGCAATTCAACGCTGTCCTCAAACTCAGAAGGAATATCGATGTCATTATCACGAAGCAATTCAATATCGACATTTCCCCAATATTCCAAAACTTCCCAACGTTCAACACCCATGTTGGGCTGATAATCGCTCAAATCGTCTTCCCAATATTCCTTTGTATAGTTGGGACCGTCAGCAACAAGTGCGTCAATGACGCTGTTACGAAACATAGGCCGACGCTTCAACTCAAGCAACTGAGTCTTATTCAGCTTATGACGCTCAATGAAATATGAAGACTCATCGATGTTGCTGGCATCAGGATCGACGTAGCTATTCCAGACGCTAACGTGCTGCGCCTTCGGCATAGTTTTTAGAATGGGCTTATATTTACCGTTTTCCCAACGCGGATATTCCTTATCCACTGCAAACGGACCCTTCATAATACCTGTACCAAATAGGGCAAGCTCAAACGATGTAGAACGAAGATGTGTCGCAGCCTTGCTTTCATCAAGCTGATCACGAATCTTCTTGTCCATCTTCTGTGCAGCAACTTGTGCTGGAGAAAACGTTACCTGCGTAGGTAGTTTGCCTGCACCTTCTTTGACATTAAGCCCTTTGAAAGCATTCTTCATCGATCCCAACAAATCAGAAATCTTGGTGCCGGGGGGAAGAGGCTTTGTAATGTCAATAGAAGGCGCTACAGGCTGTCCAGCAGCCTTCTTTTGTTCTTCAGCAACGTCAATGTGGACATGCTCAGCAATGCCTAACGGTTGCGGAGTAGGATCAACAGAAAGAGGAAACTTGCTACCGGAAAACAATACATCAATGATTTGACCATATGCCGCCAACACCTTTGTTTTAGTAACTTTGATGAATACGCGAGACTTCTCAGTCTCTGTAAACTTCATATCGGGACCATAGATGCCGCGATAGTTACGATAGGCACGAAGCCAACGTTCTTCATCATAACGACGAGATTGCTTCGAACGACTATATCGTTCTTTGACAAAATTGATGAGCGAACCACCAGCAAACGTGGTTTCACCGCTGTCATCTGGTAGACCAATAGATTTATCGTCAATGAAATTGTTATCGTTACGAATAGCCATAATTATTTCCTATGTAGCGGTGTCGGGTTATACATCAAAGTCATCAATAGCCAAAATTCTTGTCGAAAACGATCTGACCACGCGATTGTTTAGCTGGATCAAAATCAAAGATGTTTGCACTACGTGGACGAGTCATAACACCGTATCGAAAAGCATCGTATGTGTGGTCGTTCTTAACTTTAGTGTCAACATCTTCTGGATTTGCCTTATCTAATGGTATTGTTGGCAAATCAGCAATGGTTTGTGTACAGTTTTGAAAGAATGTTATGCGCGGATGCCCTGTAAATTGATCAATTTGAAGACGTCGATGTATTTCATTCTTACCCGCAACACGACTACCAGCACTACGATCAGAAGGACGCCACTTACATCCCCTTAAAATCATTCTTTCAGCGATAGACGGGCCTGTATCACCACGTTTTGCCCAACATGAGCTATCTAACACCCCATATCGAATACGTTCACCAGCTTCAAGCTTCAAAATCTGTTCTGCCAAGTCTTCGGCAAGCACTTTTGTGACATATAGCTCGCGATAGACCACCAAAGACTCGTCAGGAGCAACAGCAAACCATAGCACAGCAGTAAAACTACCATAGCCGTAGTCGCAAGCACGAAAACGAGTCCAATCGGAAGGAATAGAATAAGGCTCAACCACGTGAATTGATCGTTTGAACTCAGGAAATGCAGCACCTTCCGCAACATCCCAATCTCCTTCTAGTAGTTGACGCCTTTGATGCTCTGGCAACGACAAAAGCATTGTTTCATAGTCACCAGATTTGGTCAAATATGGGTTATCAGACAGTTTTGCAGGGATAAATCGTCGCTTAAACAACGGTTGCCCTGCCCTACTATGTCCTTCAGGGTATGTCATGACATCACCAGTGTCAATGTCGGTAGCCCAAAAGGCCTCATTGGGTGGTGAAGGGTCAATGAACATCTTCTTAACCCAAGCATGCCCTCTATTACCCGGATTTGTTGATGCTCTCATGTACACCGGCAGGTCTGACGCTGCTGTACGAAGACGAGAACGCATGTAGTTCCATGCAAATGGTGTTGACCATTGAGTCAACTCGTCAAAACCAATCCAGCTAAACGACAAACCCTGATAGCGCAACACATCTTCGTCTCTATCAAGGTAGGACATCCACAGCCTGCCACCACCCGGCACTTCCCATTGAAACTTACGCTCACTCCACTTGATGCCGGGAATGATTTTGGGATAGAGTTCTTGAGACTTCCACACAAGTTCTCGTAGTTCTTCTGTAGTGTGACGCAGAAGCAATCCAGAAAACTGTGGATGGCTGATGTAGCGCAGCGGGTCTGCAAGCATCGCATAGCTCTTGCCACCGCCTGCAGCACCTCCATACAGCACCTCACGCTCAGAAGACGCTAGAAAGGCTGTCTGAGGGCCTGTATTGGGCTTGAAGATGATGCTCTGAATCTCTACTTCATTCAATGCGCTCAGGGATTGGGTGTCGCTCGTAGAGACTGAGATAGGGCTCTTGATCGAAGAAGGCTGTTTTGTCTTTTTTGCCAAGGGTGGTTTCGAAGGCTTTTGCCTTTTCGAGCGCGTCTTTGTATCTGCTGGCAAGGGCAACATAGAAATTGTGTTTATGCTTTCGCCGTCTTTCATCTCTAAGCCGTTTCCTTAGCCCATCGCCAGATATTGAACGTTCTGTTTGTTTTGTAAGCCAGTTTGCAACTTGCTGAAACGTATATCGTTTGCAATATTGCTCAGCAATCTTTAGAGCATCAAGCTCTTTTGGTATTGGGACATACCAATTTGGATCAGACTCCTCAACCCTATATCCAAAGGGGATGAGCATTCCTTTTCTAAGACGTGGTATTTTGACGTATTCAGTGCGCTCTACAGGTTGAGGAAGAAGCCAATGTCCCAGTTCTCTAGTCATTATTACTCAGAGGAGTCCTTCGGAGGCAATATCATAATGCCACCACTTGTTTGCACTTCCAGCTTCTCCGTCTTAACAACACCAGACCTGTCAAGAAGGTCTTTGGCAGCAGACAGCTTTTCCTTGATGCCAAGCTCTGTAGGATCATCGATGCCACTGATGACAGCCATAGCCGCTTTAGGAGCATGCATGGCAATGTATAGCTGAGTTGCTTCGATGATGTGCTCTTTCAGAGTAAACATCAATTCCTTCGTAGGATAGGTTTTGCTATAGCCTGCAAGCTCTTTAGCGCGAACGGGACTACCATTGGCATCGCCAAGCAATGCGTCAATGAATTTCTTTTGCTGTTCGTTAAGTTGTTTCATGATTGTGTATTACTGGCAAAAAATTCTTCTGTGCGAATAGACACGGTGATGGCGCTGCTACCAACACTAGCAAAGCCAACAATTTTGTCGTTCTTATCAAGATAGAGAGGTGCTGTAATCTGCAGAATGCTACGTGATTTCATTTGCACAGCATCCATAATGTCGAACGACGCTGCATCGCTAGCACGATACCATTGTAGCGTTACGTTAACGGTGCTGTCGCTTCCATTAGAAACAAAGATGCTGCTGATGTCAGCCCTAAATGTAGGCGGAACAACATAAACATCTTGGCTGCTTGTTGTCAGCGTCTGTGCCACTGTTCGCTTTTTATTGCTCATCGACTTATCTCTTCCCAGTCCAAAGAACCCAACACCTGATTCCCGTTAGCCGCAGCCGCGCAAGCAAGTGTCAGTTCGTATGGGGTGGCAGTAAACGAGTCACGCTCTAGTTGAGAAGCAAACAACGCTTCCTTCAAGATGTCAACGCTGCTTGAGCCTTGGTTGGAGCCTTGGAAAAAGCCCGTCGCCAAAATACGTCCATTAGTGCTTGAGAACGCAGTGCCAGTTATGTTGTACTCAACTCCAGAGTTGGTTCCTGCGCTAACCCATGTACCGCCCGTTGTAGTTCCAGACGCCACAACTTCCCACTTGTAATTGGCGTTATTGCTTATGCCCAGAATAGATATTGCTGTCAAAATAACAATCGCATCAAGCCGGGTAGACTTCAGACGGATTGAAACCACCGGATAAAACGTACCAGCAGTGGTTAACGTCGTTGGACTTGTAATGTCATTCCCGGCAGACAACTGTGCGCCGCGCAACTCGTAGCCACCTTCGGAAATCACCGTCGAGCACACCTGCTTGAGCGTGCTTGCACTGGCAGTGGCGGCTGTGTTTGTCATCTCATACCGCAGAGGCAGAGATGCAGTGGTGATGTACGTTGTGGTAACAAGGTTGGCGTGATGGAAGCTGTGTGCTGGAACAAACACACCATCAATGACAAAACCCATTCGCACCGTACCCAATCCCAGCCACTCAACATCCATATACAAGATTTGAGCTTTAGAAACATCTAACGTAATACCAGATGGGCCTGTGCCGTCTAGCTTATCCTGATTCCAACTTGCTTGTGCTACACGTGTATTTACTGCAGAACCGCTAACACTGCTACGTTCAACAAGATATATGTTGAGTCCATCTCGCTCAAAATACATTCCATTGTCAACACCAAAATAACCACAACGCTGACGTAGATTTGCCTTAGCTGCACCGAACACAAACGTGTTCATCACCAACAAGCTCTTGCCCGGTTGATATGCAAAAACCTTTATAGTTTCTCGAATGATTTGGTCGTTGTTAGCACTTCCAACAGTTAGATTGACCAACCCTTCATTTGCACTGAACGTAGCGGCAGCAGTGCCAGTGATGCTATTGACCCAGAGGTTGTTATCAGCGTAGCGATGCGAAGAATCAAACAGAGTTAACGGACTACTTACACGAACTCGTCCGAACGCATCAACGCTAGTGCCTCCAATAGTAACGGTGTTACCATCAGAGGCAATGCGTACTAGCGCGGGATAGCTTGTTATGCTCACTTATTTCTTCTTAGCTTTACGTGCTTCCGACAAGGCAATGGCAATGGCCTGACCTTTATTTTTCACCGTAGGAGCTTTCTTGCCAGCACCCTGATGCAGAGTGCCTTCCTTAAACTCCTTCATCACCTTGCCAACTTTGGCTTGTTGCTTAGGCGTCATTTCTTCTTTGTGGCACAGCCACCCATAGCCATCTTCGTCTTGCCCTTACCCTTAGCAGGCATAGCAATCATGATCGCTAGCGCGGCACCGGGCTTCTTGCCTTTAACAGCACCACCCTTTGCCATTGCAGGCTTACCAGCCATCAAACACTTACCTGCTTTAGCGCAAGCAGCGGGATTGGGACAACCAGCACATGTTTTCATTTCTCGTTTCCTTTGTTTAAGACCTGCGTATATAACAGGAACACTCACTTTTTCCATTTTTGCTGAGGCTTCATCGAAGCACCGCAATTCACCACGCCACCCTTGGCATACTTCTTAACGGCACCACCCTTATACATCTCAGAAGCACGCTTGCGTGTTTCGTCGTCAATGTTCTCATTGCGACCTTCACGAACAGACGGCTTAGGCGAAGAAGCCATCTCCGTTGTATAGCGCTTGCCCTGCCACGTAAACGTCTTGTCACCATCCTTACGAGCAGCAGCAAACGCTTCCTTGAACGTCTCCTTCTTCTCTTCCTTCTTAGCCTCTTCCTTGCGCGGAGCAGGCTTGTCTTCATCCATCGAACGAGAAGCAACAGAAACACGCTTAGGCGTCTTGTCTTCGTCATCCTCCATCATAGCGCTGCCAGCACCATAGCCAGCCATGCCAGCGCCTGCTACAGCGCCTGCACGACTGCCTGTACGCAGCAGAGCCCTACCACCAGCTTCTTGGACGCTTTGGCGACGAAGAGCAGCACCACGCTTGGTGTCTTCAGCTTCGTCAGCACGTGCATTCAAAGCCTTCTTGATTTGAGCAACATCGCTCTTGGTTTCCTTGACAACATCATCATCAAGATCGCCAACAAGCCTGTTCTTGCCTTTGTTAGCAGCACCACGACGAGTGGCACCACCAACACCTTTACCCAACAAACGAGAGAGCACCATTTTATTTCTTCCTATATTTTGCTGTCTTAGCAGCCACAACCTCTGGCTGAGCAACAAATTGCTTACCAGCTTTACCACCAGCAGCCTTGGCTGCATTGGTAGCTTTTTTCTCAGACTCGCTCAAAGCAGACCACGCTGCCTTTGGCAAATAACGACGTTTCCCTTCAGAGGGCTTTCCAGACGACGTTGTCCATTCTTCCTTAGTCCATTTCGTCATAGACTTCTGAGCTTCTGTCTTTTCTCCGGTGTAGTCGCCGCCTTTGTCTTTATATATTTTACCAGCAAGCTGCATCGCTCTGGCAGAATGTTTACCACCCATCTTAGCCTTAGCCTGAGCCTTTGCAGACTCCCACAGCTTTTCGTTTGTACGAGCCATTAGCGAAGACTTCCGTCTTGTTTACGCTTAACGCTTCTGTTCTTGCTGGCAGCGACAACACGTAAATTACTACGCCCATTGCCACCACCCTTCGACAAAGGCTTCTTGTGATCGACGTCTTTACCGTCTCCTTTGTAAGCCTTCCCTTCTTCCATCATCATAGCCCTAGCAGCGTTACGCTTTGAACGCTCTTTGACACGCGAAGGCTTATTATCCTTTTCCCAATCAAGCTCGGCTTGAAAATCTCTTTTTCCATCACGCATGAATGGCAAAATTATTTCCTTTTTTTAGATTGTCCGTCATAGGAATCACTGCAAGATTGTTCCATACATGAAGCCCGCAGACATTCTTGCCTCTTAAAGGCACAACATGATCAATATGATGTTTAATACCAGTTAACAAATATAGACGTTTTTGAAGATCAATTGCTTCTTGCATTACAAAAGATGTTAGTTCGCGATCCCATTGTACTCGCGCTTGTTTCGCTCTAGTAGCACGCATTTGAGATTTTTCAAGAGCATATTGCTTACGAAGCTCATCCGTCATTTGACTACTACTACGTCTTTTTCTACCGCCAGTTCTCTTAAAATAAGAACTCATACACAATTCGCGAACGCGCTGCCTATTGGTGTTTACCCATGATTTATGTTTTTTGAAATCACAATCTTTACAGTTCGGTTGTTTGTAAAATTTATTATTTTGTTTACTAAACTTTTCGCGGAACAATGCTCCGTCTACACCGCAATTCTTACATACAGAATCGTAAAATTTGTACGGCATATGCGTTAATTAAAAAATTTACTACCAAACTGCACAAGAGCAAACAAAGTAATGGCAAGACTCCAAACACCAATGCCCCTATTCACCCACATCTGCACCGTCTTATCTGTCCTACCTACAGAAGTTTCAACAGCAACAACACGCTGCTCCACCCTACCGATGCGTTCGCCTTGATTTGCCAGCCTCTCTTCAACAAGAACAAGCTTCATGACAGCATCAGCCAACTTATCCACTTTGCCTTCAAGGCGACGAAAGTCATCATCACTCATATTAACAATTCCATGCTTTTAGCGACAACGCTTTGCGCGTCGGCTTGCCTTTGTCATCTTTCATCGGACCCGGCATACCACTCATACGCGCACAGAAACTCTTACGCCGCTTAGCATCCTTCTCATTCTTTGGAGTTGGCGCAGGAGGCTTCAAATTGCCACCAGTGGCTTTGTTGTAAGAAGCTCTTCCTTTGGCATTGAGGCCGCCTTTGGGGTCTTTGCCTTCTTTACGTTGCCAAGCAGCAGTTTTCATAAGAGCGCGTTGTAACAGCAAAACAAACAACAGGCAACAAACGCCTATCGGCTCTCAACAAAAATATCCTTCTATATAGACTATGCAGGGAGCATAGAGTATATCGTTGATAGCGCCGATTTATCAGTCTATTTCCTTCTTCGGTTGACAACACCTTCATACCATTTTTCAGCTCTCATTGCCTTTTCAACTAGCGGTAGGGGTATCAGATATCCCGTATGTTTTTCTAATGCACTTCTAACGTAATAAACATCAGAATGAAAAGCAACTGTCTTCACTTCTTCTCGTTGCTTAAAGATTTCTTTCATTGCTAACGAATAGTAGCTATGAGGAGGATGAAAAACTTTAGACTTCAGTTGTTCTCTTGTTTGAAATGGCATTAAATAGCTTTCTAACGAAACATAGCGCTAACACCTGTTTCATTAGAAACACATTCTAAACAACAATGTGTATGTTGTCAACTATATAGCTATATAGATTGTTGACGTTGTTACTAATGTTAGCGCTGATGTTTCAACAAAATAATAATGATGTATATTTCAATATTTGTTTCAATGTTTATTTCATTGAAATATACATCAAATAAAACGCTAATACATCAGTGCAAATTAGCATTTCGTTGACAAGTGTTAAGGATATTTTTAACTATTAGCGATGATGTTTTTTCATTAAAACACATCAACATAATGTTATTACTATTGTGTAGACGGACTTAGCCTTCCTGCTAAGCCTTTACACAGAAAACATCCCCGTGACTCGGAAGCCTTTCGACATTAGGACGCTGCCTTCGCCATCCTGTTGCGCTGTTTCAATGTCTATCCCGCAGTAGCGCTTTAACGTCTTTGCAGACGTTGCCAGATGCTGCCGTTACCCGTTCACCTGACAGCACCAGTTTTACACATGAGGACATGTGTTGTCAAGCCTTTTGCGCAAAAACGATGTTGCTTGCGCAAAAACGATGTTGCTTGCGCAAAAATGATGTTGCAATGTTCGTAATAATAGACATTATCAAGCTAATGACTGATATTACGAACATCACCCTTGCTATGAAGCATTGCAGAAGTCTATGACATTGTCGCTCAAACGCTGTTTAGACGACATTGTTATTTGTGGGCGATGTGTTGTCACTCAGCCGCGACATCATCTGCGTATTGAGAACATGTTATTAACAAGTGTTAGCTTGATGATGAGTGAGGCAGGTTGTGGGCATGCTAGTTAGTGACCACTAACATAAGTTAAAATACCTGTTCTGTGTAACGTTGTGTATATAATAGCGCTAGGGGGTACGGGTGGCCCACGCCCGCCCACCCTCGTCACGCTAGCGTTTGCGCGCTGCCAGCGCATGTGATCACGCATAATGCGCTGCGTCACACGATCATGTGTGTGTGGATTTCCTATAGAAATCAACGACTTAGCTCTATGTCTACGACATAAGTCGGACAGCGATTTTTCGTTGAAAATCGGTATATAAGTAGTCGCTTATATAAGCCGTTGCTTATATTCGAAGTGACGATGTACACTGACATCTCTGACACCAGAGACGTAGTCTCTGACGCCCTACACCGTCTTCCCAGAGACGT